CTTCAGCAAGGTGTAGTTACATGGAACAAAACAAACATTGAACTTGAGAATGGTAGCCAGATTATTGCTGCTTCTACTGCTTCGAGTGCTATTCGTGGTTTCTCTATCAACTTTTTGTATCTTGATGAATTTGCATTCGTACCAAGAAACATACAAGATGATTTCTTTACGTCTGTTTATCCTACAATCATCTCTGGTACAACTACCAAAGTGGTAATCACTTCAACTCCAAATGGTTTTGATTTATTTTATAAAATATGGACTGATAGTGTAGAAGAACGGAATGAATATGCAAACTTCTCTGTTAACTGGTGGGATGTTCCCGGTCGTGACGAGGAGTGGAAAGAAAAAACGATTGCGAATACAAGTGAAGATCAATTCCGACAAGAATTTGAAGCAGAGTTTATTGGTTCATCAAACACTCTAATCTCACCGAACAATTTACGTATATTGAGTTTCCGTAATCCTCAATATACAAACTATGAAGGTAAGTTAAGAATATATAAGGAACCAGTGAAAGATCATAATTATTTCTGTACGGTAGATACTTCAAGAGGTTCTGGCATCGATGCTTCTGCTTTTACGATTGTTGATGTAAGTATAATGCCGTATGAGGTTGTTGCTTGTTATGCAGACAATCTAATTCCACCTCTACTATATCCTGAAATTATATATAATGTAGTTAAGTCATATAACAATGCATCTGTTCTTGTTGAGATTAATGATAATGGTCAGCAGATTGCAGACATTCTGCATTACGATTTAGAATATGAAAATGTTATCTTTACAGCAGTCAAAGGTCGTGCTGGGCAGGTAATCGGTGGTGGATTCTCTTCTAATATTCAGAAAGGTGTGAGAACCACAAAGACTGTAAAAGCGAATGGTTGTGCTAACATTAAAACGATGATTGAGAAAGATAAGATTCTTCTCAATGATTATCAAGTGATAAATGAGTTTTCTACTTTTGTTCAAAAAGGAACATCATATCAAGCCGATGATGGAGCACACGATGATCTTGTAATGTGTCTTGTATTATTTGCTTGGGCAACGAATCAATCATTCTTTAAAGATTTAACCGATACAGATTTTCGTAAACAACTTCTTGAAAATAAATCACAGTTGATTACTGATGATGTATTACCGTTTGGTTTTATTGACGATGGTACTTATGAAAACGAAAATATAATAAATACTCAAGATACTCCTACCGATAACTGGAACGGATTTGATACAACTAACAAATGGAGTTGGTAAAGTCAAATATCTGTTTTTATAAATAATATTGAAATCTAACTTGATTTATTAAGTTATAGTAAGGAGAATGACACATGCCTTTTCAAGTATCACCGGGCGTTAATGTTACAGAGATCGATCTTACTACAGTCATTCCTGCTGTATCAACAACTGAAGGCGCCATTGCTGGGCGTTTTCATTGGGGACCAGTTGGAAAGCGTGTACTAGTATCTTCTGAAGACATTTTAGCCTCTCAATTTGGTGAACCAGATTCTGATAATTTTCAAGAATGGTTCACATCCGCTAACTTTTTATCATATGGTAATGCTCTATACGTATCACGTGTACTTAACAGTGCCAACAATGCAACTACATCTGGCAACACTTCAATTCTAGTTAAGAACGATGATGATTATGAAAATAACTATTCAACTGGTATTATTGGTGGCGGCGATTTCGTTGCTAAGTATCCAGGTGCTCTTGGTAACTCACTTAAAGTTTCTGTTTGCCAAAGCGCAAATGCTTACACTCAAGCAGTTTCTGCTAACCTAGCATTCCAAGCAGGTAACACAACTGTTCTTACTCATGGTGTTGCAACTGGAACAGCAATCGACGTTTCTGGTTCTGTTGTTCCTGGCGACATTCTATTCCTTCAGTCATCTGGTGTGAATTTGGGGGATGGTATTAAAGTTTCTTCTGTAAATGGAACATCAATTACTCTTAGCATTGCTCCAACACAAACACAACTCGGTACAACAGATAATACTACATACGCTTTTGCTAATACAGAAGTAAAATCAGCCGAGCGCCGTTGGGAATACTACAATCTATTTGATTCAGCTCCAGGTACATCTGCTGACGCTACTCGTGTTGGTGGTTCTGGTGACGAACTTCATATCGCTGTTGTCGATGAAGACGGTGATATCACGGGCGTTAAAGGTCAGGTTGTAGAACGTTGGTCTGGTCTATCACGTGCTGTTGGTGCTCGTACCACAGACGGTGCTTCTAACTACTACAAAGAAGTCATTAACAATCAATCTTCTTGGTTGTGGTGGGCTTCTCATGTAGATAATATGACATCTGCTGGTGCTGCTCTATCATCAACATTCACGAATAGTGATGATAAACCAACAACTGCTTCACTATCTGGTGGAAGTAATGGCACAACACCAACCAATGCTCAGTTGATTGATGGTTACAATCTATTCCAATCCGCTGAAGATGTTGATGTTTCCTTCATTCTAGGTGCTGATGCAAATCAAACGATTGCTACACACATTATCAATAACATCTGCGAAACACGTCTTGACTGTATCGCTGTTCTTTCACCAGAGTCTGCTGATGTTGTAAACAACTCTTCATACGCTGGTAAAGAAGCAGAAGATGTAATCGAATATCGTAACACACTACCATCAACTTCTTATGCTACCCTTGATGGTTCATGGAAGTATCAATATGATAAGTATAACGATGTTTATCGCTATGTTCCAATGAACGGTGATGTTGCTGGTCTCATGGTTCGCACAGATACAACTCGTGATCCATGGTTCTCACCTGCTGGTTTCAATCGTGGTAACATTAAGAACGTTGTAAAACTTTCTTATAATCCTAAAAAAGCAGATCGTGATCAACTCTATAAGAACGGTATCAACCCAGTTGTTTCGTTCCCAGGTCAAGGTACTGTTCTCTTCGGTGACAAAACTCTACTTGCTAAACCAAGCGCATTTGATCGTATCAATGTTCGTCGGTTGTTCATCGTTCTTGAAAAAGCAATTTCTACCGCTGCTAAGTTTAGCCTCTTCGAGTTTAACGATGCGTTCACTCGGTCACAGTTCCGTAATCTAGTTGAACCATTCCTAAGAGATGTACAGGGTCGTCGTGGTATCTATGACTTCCGTGTTGTTTGCGACGAAACAAACAATACAGGAGAAGTTATTGACCGCAATGAGTTTATTGGTGATATTTACATTAAACCTGCTCGTTCGATTAACTTCATTCAGTTGAACTTCGTTGCAGTTCGTACTGGTGTCGATTTCGAAGAAGTAATCGGTCAGTTCTAATATAAATAAATAAAAGGATATTAGGAGAATAAAATGGCATTTAATATCAATGAATTTCAAGGAGCGATGACAGGTGGCGGTGCTCGCCCATCACTCTTTGAAGTTACGATGACCAATCCTTTTAATAGTGCTGCTGATGAAAAGTTCAGGTTTATGTGCCGAGCGGCTCAGATTCCTGCAACTTCAATTGCTTCGATTGCAGTTCCATACTTTGGTCGCCCAGTTAAGTTTGCTGGCAACCGCACATATGAAGATTGGACAGTCACCATCATTAACGATGAAGACTTTTCAATTCGTTCAGGTATGGAAGAGTGGGCACAGAACATCAATAGTACTCAAGGAAACCTACGTTTAACTGGTGCAAATCCTGAAGCCTATAAGTCTCAGGCTCAGGTCATTCACTATGGTAAACAAGGTAACATCTTACGAGAGTATAAGTTTGTTGGACTATTCCCAACAAATATTGCTGCTATCGATCTTGATTGGTCAAATGCAGACGCTATCGAAGAATATCAAGTAACACTAACTTATGATTATTTCACAGTTGATGTTGCAAGTTCTTTCGGCGCTGCCATCAATCTATAATAATAGTTATTCTATCGAGAAAAGGGAGCTTTGGCTCCCTTTTTTTGTGTCTTCTATTATTATAAATAATCAAAATCACTTAAACATAGGATAAAGATTAATATGGAACTTTTTGGATTTACTATCGCTCGTCAACAAGAAAAGAAGGATCAAGAACAGATTCCTTCTATTGTTGCTCCTACTTCAGAAGATGGTTCTATCGAACTTGCTCCGGGTGGTGCATATGGAACTTATGTTGATTTAGAAGGTAAAGCAAAGGACGAGGGTCAACTTGTTTCTAAGTACCGCGAAATCTCAAATCAACCTGAATGTGATGCTGCTGTTCAAGATATTGTCAACGAAGCGATTGTTATCGATAATCATGAAGGTCCAGTAGAGATTAATCTTGACAAAGTGGAATATCCAGAATCTTTAAAGAAAAAAATTCGATCTGGTTTTGAAGACATTATTCGAATGCTTGATATGCAGAATAATGGTCATGATATTTTCCGCAAGTGGTATGTTGATGGTCGGTTGTATTATAATATTGTAATCGATGAAAAGAATCCTCGGCAGGGCATTAAAGATTTACGATACATCGATCCACGTAAGATTCGTAAAATCAAAGAACCGATTAAAGAAAAAGATAAGAGAACAGGCGCGACTCTTTATAAAGGTATGAACGAATACTATCTTTATAGTCCAACTGGTGTTGCTACAAATCAAGCGCAAGGTATTAAGATTGCAAAAGATTCTATCTGTTATGTTCATTCTGGTTTGTTAAGCCCAAACAACGGAATGATTTATTCACATCTTCATAAAGCAATCAAACCACTCAATCAACTTCGTATGCTTGAAGATGCTGTAGTCATTTACCGTCTTGCTCGTGCGCCTGAACGTCGTATTTTTTATATCGACGTTGGTAACCTTCCTAAGATGAAAGCTGAACAATATCTTCGTGATATGATGGCAAAGCATAAGAATAAACTTGTCTATGACGCAAGTACAGGTGAAGTGCGGGATGATCGTAAGTTTATGACGATGCTTGAAGACTTCTGGCTTCCAAGACGTGAAGGTGGTCGTGGTACAGAAATCACAACACTTCCTGGTGGTCAAAATCTTGGCGAAATGGAAGATGTTGATTATTTCCGTCGTAAACTTTACAAGTCATTAAACGTTCCCATCACTCGTATGGAGGCTGAATCTCAGTTCAATCTTGGTCGTGCTTCTGAAATCACTCGCGACGAAATAAAGTTTCATAAGTTCGTTGAAAGACTTCGTGTGAGATTTTCTATTCTTTTTGATGAGTTACTTGAGATTCATTTAGCACTCAAGGGTATTGCTACTCGTAAAGAGTGGAAAGAAATGAAAGAAAATATATATTATAACTTTATGGAAGACAATCACTTTACAGAACTTAAAGAATCAGAGATGATGACTGAGCGTCTTCGTATTTTGGCTGATGTCGATCAATATGTCGGTAAGTATTTCTCTGAAGAATGGATTCGTAAGAATGTTCTTCGTATGTCTGAAGAAGATATTCAAAATATCGAAAAGCAGATTAAGAAAGAAGGTTCTGACGAAGATATGGAAGATGATGATCAAGATCAAGAACCACAACAACCAGAACAACCCGCTACTCAACAACAAGCACAACCCGAAGAAGAGTTTGTTCCAAACAAAGATTTATCTGACGAAGAAAAGAAACTCGTAGAGAGTATGACTAAATTTATGGATTCTATGGTTCCTGAAAAGGAATAGATTATGAAACAAAGTATTGAGAATGCGAAACTCCTCAGTACGATACTTGCTGTAATTAAAAAGCAAGGTATTGACATTAAAGAGGAGTTGACAGAAGAAATTCTTGCTTCGATTGAGACTATTACTGGTCCACAGGGTGAGAAAGGTGATCGTGGGGAACCTGGATTGATTGGCGAACAAGGTCCAATCGGTCCACAGGGTCCACAAGGTATACAAGGTGAAAATGGTGAGAAGGGAGACAAAGGTGATAAAGGTAACTCCGGTGATGCCGGTCCAGTTGGTGAACAAGGACCGCAAGGAGAGAAGGGTGATACAGGTCCTAAAGGCGAAAAAGGCAGTCCAGGAATACGAGGACCGCAGGGATTTAAAGGTGAACGAGGAGAACAAGGAGAGAGGGGTGATACTGGACCTCAAGGTGTAAAAGGTGAGCAGGGTCCAATCGGACCACAGGGTGTAAAAGGCGACCCTGGGAAAGAAGGAAAGCAGGGCAAACAAGGTCCAAAAGGTTTAAAAGGAGATAAAGGTCCTCGTGGTCCAAAAGGCGACAGAGGTCCAAAGGGCGATAAAGGCGATAAAGGCGATAAAGGAAAAGACGGTAAAGATGGTCGTGATGGTAAAGATGGATCTGATGCTGATGTTACAAAGAGTTTAACAAAGTTTGAGAAAGACTTTAACACATATAAAGCAAGGTTGAATCAACAGCTAGCTAGTATTGGTGGGGGTGGTTCAACTCGTATTCTAGATAATGATGATGTGGTTTTTAATAAACCATCTCAATTGGCTAATAATGATATCTTAATTTTTGATAAAAGAATTTCAAAATTTACATCAATGAATATTGTTGATGTTATTAATACAGTAAGGGTTCAACTAGAAGTGCAATACGATAGATTAGTAGATGAAGTAGTAGTTGGCGCAAACACATATACTTATGTTGGTGAAGCAAATCCAGGATCATATGCTAACACAGCATCATGGAGAATCAAAAGAATTAACGAAACAAGCGCTAATACTGTTACTACAATTCTTTGGGCTAATGATTCTGATTCATTCGACAAAATCTGGAATGATAGAAATACTTACAATTATGATGTATAGATTTTTTTTAATTATAAATAATTAAACAAAAAGAAAATTACTATCGGGCACAGACATTCGATATTTGGTTTTTTGGTGCTATCAATAAAGCAAAACGCCGTAGTTATAAAAAGGTATCGAGGTCAGGGTAAGTAAATGGAAACGCCCAAGATAGACGAAAATATGTCGGTCGCATTACCGTTAAGAAATATCATATCCATGATTGTCGCAGCAAGTGTAGCAACATGGGCATATTTTGGTATTATCGAAAGATTGAATAATATTGAAACAAACTATACAATGATGAAGGATGATTTAGATCAAAACTCAGAGTTTCGTATCAAATGGCCAAGGGGTGAAATGGGTTCGTTGCCAGCAGACAGCGAACAGTTTATGCTAATCGAACATCTGACAAAAGAGTTAGAGAAACTACAGAGAGAAATAGAATCCGGGCAGGCACCATTTGATCAGCAACAAAAACTCACAATGGATTTTTTTTCACAAAGAATAAAACAGCTTGAAGAGCAGATTGAAAAACTGCGAGAAAGTCAAATGGATCTCATACATGAAGTGACAGGGATGAAAAAAAACGGGAAACACTAAAATGACAGGAACATATTTTATTTTATTGATGTTTATGTCAGGCAGTTTGAGTGAATATACAGTAAGGGATTCGTTATCAGAATGTTTAAAAGCAAAAAGAACAATTGAGAGACAAACAGGAAGATCGTATTCTGTAACATGGTCATGTAGGAAACTAAAAGTTAAAATAAACGAACAAAAAAATATAGTTGAGTTTTTAGAAGGCAACCCAAAAATATAATTTAAAATGGTTGCAACTCTACAAATATATTTTTTATAAATATAATAAAACAGTTAACTGGAGAAAAACGAAATGGCCATATTAATCGATCCTGATGATCTATCCCAAGGCTTAGAAACTGTTATAAGTTTGACCTTTTCAGGTCAATCAGGTGCAACAGTAGATATTGCTGGCACAAGCATTGAAAATATTGCTACACAATATGATTATTTTGAAATAAGAGATCATTCCACTGCTGTCAATAATGGACTGTATTGGGTAAATACAGTTGGGAGTAACACAATCAATGCTACAAAAGTTGCTGGTGATGGTGGCGATCCTGCGGATGCGGGCGCAGAATCTGCCTCTATTTTTCACGACGATGGTACTGCTAGTGAAGAAAAATCAGTTTATATTGATGTTTACAATAGAGAAATTTGGCTACTAAAACAAGGTAATCTTACAAATGATGGTGTGAGTCTCCAGGCAATATATTCATTTTGTAAAGAAGAGTGGAAAAATGATGATACATTAATTCCACACCCATTCCCATTCACTGCCATTACACCAGAACAGTTCGAAATGACATCCGATTGGGTTTTCCATAGTGGTGTTGATGCTAGTGGCGATGGAACCAACGATGTAGTTCAAGATATTGAAACACGTAAGCTAGTTAGAACTGGTGGTTGGAGAGAAATCGGTACTGATGGTGTTTTGGATAAAGAATATGTTGGTGTTATCACCTTGGGTAGTTTTGAAGACGAAACTGCTGTTACTGGTGATAAGGCATATTATCAACAAGGTAATGACCCAACATCAACAGCTGATACCGTAGACTTCACCTTCACTGGTCCTGTTAACGAAGCAATTCTTTCTTATAATTATCTACCAAGCGATCTTGGCACTGTTACTATTGCATCAAATGTAATTACCAGAGGTACAGGTAGTTGGATCAGTGATGGTTATAAGAAGGGCGGTAAAATTTCAGTAGTTGCTTCTGACAATGCAACTGATTTGGGCACAGGCGGAATTCCAAGAGATTATGATATTACTGCAATTACTGCAACTGATTTAACAGTATCTCCAATTGGCGGTGCAGCAAATCTGACAGATGAAGGCGTTGATAATGCCACATTTGCTGCTGCTGTAAATAACAGAAACGTTCTAAACGTGTTCTTGCGTGTTAGAGATGCTGATACAAACGGTAAGACTTACGCTAAATCAACTCTATCCGACATCGGTGTGAGTGGTGACGTTGATAACAAAGTGTTCCGTTTCCCTGTAACTAACGCTACAGACTTGAAGATTTCTGAAACAGATGCAAATATTAGTACAACAACACCATATACCCAAGTTCGTGTTAGATACTTTGATGATGTATATACAAAGAATGTTGATGATAAAGTTGCAAATGCTCGTAACTTTGGTATCGTAATTGATGTTGGAACACACTCTGGTATTGATGGTGCTACGACTGGCGGTACTAACTCTGTTGTTACTACTGCTGAAGCTGGTATCACTACATCAAAGGGTGCTGGTACATATGTTGGTGGTACAATCACAATTCATGGTGGTACTAACAAGGGTACTTATGACATTACTGCTGAGGCGGATGGTCAGGTAACAACAAACGCCACTTTATCTTCTGATACTGGTATGGACTTCACATTACAACGTGCAACTCCAATTACAGCAACTCTACCACAAATTTATGAGGCAATTCAGTATCAGTTGCGTCAAAATTCTGACATTAACTTTTATGGTACTGCTGATCAAAATGTTGTTGGTAAAACTGCCGACGAACTATTAACATTTGTTGGTGATAACTTGTATGCAGGTACTTCTGTTGCAACCACACCAAGCAACCCAAATGACGGCGGTAGTAACTATCGTGGTGTTATTATTGAAGGTTTCCAGACGAGTGATACGAACGCTGTGTTCTTCTATGATAATACTGGTACAGTTAGACAGTTCCCATTCGTTGCTGCTGGTAGAATTGTATTCAACCAAAACCTTATTGATGATGCAGATTCTAAGTATTGGATGTTCTACGAATACACTGCAAGAACAACAACAACCAATGCTGTCACAGCAACTGTATCTGGACAAAGTGTTACATTTACTACAACTGATGGTGCTGTTGATTTACCTGATCTGACTGGTCAGGTAGGAGAATACATAAATGTTCAAGGATTTACACCATCAAGTAACTTAGATGGTATCTATAGAGTAACATCAGTTACTGATACAACAACTGGTGGATTTGTGGCTTATAAACTTGCTTTACCAGATGGTGCTTTAACTACAACCACATCAAGTGGTGGTGATGTTTACTTTGATGAAAATCCAATTGATTCACCAAGTGCATTGCTTGTACAAGACAATGCTGGACCAGCAGATATCACAGGTACGGTTAGTGGTTATACTACTGATCCAGACACGGGTGCTTACTATAAGACATTTGACTATGACTATAATAACAATTCCCAAGGTGCTCGTGTAGCGCCAGGGGCTGGTACTAACAATCCTGCTGTAATAGTTCGTGCTATAGGATTCAACAGTGCCCAGTTTGTTCAATCAGCTGGTAGTATTACTCGTAGTACAAGTATTGTTATCTCTCTCGTTTCCGCACTTGAAAGAAACTACTCTAACCCAGCATAATGAAAGATAGAGAATGAATATATCATTGAAACAAGCAAGTGATGTTCTTGGTACAACTCAAGATGAATTGATGTATCTGGTTCAATCAAATCGTATAGAAGCAGGGGTGGACCAAGACACCCTTGCTTGGGAATTTAATCTAAATGAAATTTTAGAACTAAAAGATATTTTAGAAGAAGAAGCTCAACAAAATCTCCAGGATGGTGATACAGAAGGAGAATAAAGCATTATGTTTTCCGTTTGTGTTACTCATGAAGAAGATAATTCAAATTTTTTCTATGACCAGTGGAGTTATAGCCTTAATAACTTTCGTCCAGATAAAATCTATATCTTGGGTATAGATTCTGAACATAGATTTTTAAATTATAAAATTTTTCAGTCTGTTACTCCAACGCTCATATCTAGTTACAGCGAGATAGTGGAACAACGTGTTTTTCTATCTCCCCAAAATTCATCAACTATGCCTGGGCAAATAAATCTAAAAGATTTTACTCATCCAGAAACATGTTGTTATATTTTTGGTGCTAATAATAGTGACATGAGTAGTACGGATGATGGTGATGTAGTTTACATACCAACTTCTACAACTGATAATATGTTTAATTGGGTTACATACTCCGTTCTAAGTTGGGATAGGAGTATGTAATGGCAATTGTAGATAACAGAACAGTAGTTGATTTAGCCACATCTGCCGCAAACTATGTTGGCACTTCTCTCACAGACGATAGCGAAATTGTTTATCAAGGTTCGAACAGTGTAGCAGAAAACATGACGAACTCTACGAGAACAATTTTATATAATGCTGCGTCTCCACAAAACTGGTCTAACAATACTTTTCTCATACTAGTCAACTGTGGTGTTGTTGGTATATTAAACACAATTGCCGCAGGTGGATTTACTGTAAGATTTACAGGTGCATCTACTGGTGATTTTTTTGAAGTATACGTTGGAGGATCAAATTCTTGGCCAACTGCTTTTGCTGGTGGTTGGGTTTATTTTGTTGTTGATATTGAAGTAGCATCTGCTAATCCATCGAATACTGGCGGTACTCCTCCTGCCACATCCGCAATTCAACATGTAGGTATTACTGCTACAACATCAGCAATGACCAGAAACGTTGATAATACTTGGTTGAATGGAATATGGAGATTACCATCGGGAACGCCTGGTATTCTTGTAGAAGGTCAAAATACAGGATCAGTTGATTGGACTTTTGCTGATATCGAAAGTGCTAGTGAAACGAACTTATGGGGCACTTTTAGAACCGCTGACGGTGGTGCATATGTTTCTTCTGTACCATTGAGAATTGGTAATAGTACAGATAGTGTTACTCATGGATTTACAGATACTAACCAATCTCTCTTATGGCAAACAGCGCCCTTTCTTGCAGACGGTTACTATGGTGTGGAAGTTGTGGGAAGTGCGACAAATACTATCAATACAACATGGGGTGTGAAAACTGGGACAGGTACAGATGCAACTGGTGCTCAGGGTATTCTGATACAATCTGATGCTAGCACTAGTGGATTGCGATGGTATCTAACCGCTAATTCTAATATAGATTCTTTTAATGCTTATGGTTGTACGTTTGTTAATGGTGAAACAAGTACTTTAGATAATGATAATGTTGAAACTATTAGTTCCACATTCCTTAACTGTAATGAAGCAATTCAAAGTTCTGGTGCTACAACTGCGTTAGTATCTTCACTATGGCAACGTAATTCTGTCATTGATGCTAATACACTTGATGGTGTTGGGTTTTTGAAGTCAGAAGATTTGGATAATATCAAGTATAGTTCGTTTCAGTTCAGCGATGGTCATGCAATAGAAATTACTGCAACAACTGGCGATTTGACTAACGAAACTCTTTTAGAAAACACATTCACAGGATATAGCAGTACAACTGGTTCTACAGATGCTGCAATTTACAATAACTCGGGCAATGATGTTCAGATTAGTTCTACTGGTGGTAACCTTGTTACTACTTCTTACAGAAACGGTACAAGTGCTACAACGACAATTACAGCCTCAATCACAATTACTTTGACGAATATGAAAGATAATACTGAAGTAAGAGTATATGAAACGAGTACATTAGATAATACTCCACCATATAGTGCGCCAACTCAAATCGCAGGGATTGAAAATGCTACTGCTGGATCAACAGACGCTAGAACTTTTGCGTTTAGTCTTCAAGCAGGAACAGGTATCACAATTAGAACATTTAATATAAATTGGATAGCTGATGATATTGCTATTACACCAACTATATCTCAAGAAGTTCAAATAGCTCAAAGAAGTGACAGAGTATTTAGTAACCCAACATAATTTTATTATATAAATATATTATATGATAATAAATTAAGAATCCCGCAAGGAGAAAATTAAATGGCTGGTGAAAGAAAATATACCAGAATACCTCCAGAGAGTACTGGTGATAGAGTCTATATGATTCATACTGCCGAAATCAATTATGACGGCAAAGACCCTGCACATGTTTGGCAAATTGGAGAAAGATATACTATCACTGGTAATGGCGGAGACACGTTTACTGTTCATGTACACGGCGTATACGAAGCCACTAGTACTACAGGTCGATTAGCAGTACATTATAATCAAGAAGCAAAAGAAAAAGGTTGGGTAGTATCTGACGACCAATCAATTCAATACGATACAGACGACGATGATGTATTAGAAACAGTTGCTACAGTTAACACAGATGCTTACGACATTTACATTCCTGCTCAAAACATTATGGGTTACGACAACCCAGAATATGGATGGGACATTGACCGATTTGGTTCAGGTCAGGTAACATTTGCTGACGGTGCTCCTGAATTAACAGCGTTTGGTAAATTACGTACCAATGAACCACGTCTACTTGCTAACTACGATTTTACCAATAGTGAACTCAAAACCCAGTTTGCCAACTCTCGTGAAGGTGATGGTGTTACAATAACATGGGAAGAAGATAACGGTCAAGTAAAGTTATTTAATCCAGCAACAGCTAGTACTCGTGTGACGCACACATCAAACCTTTTCCATGCTCATATAAATGGCAGTGGTAGTTTGTTTGTCTTTGGTGCTAGAACAGGCGATAGTGGTAAAGCAAATGTAGTTCGTAACTGGGGTCCATTTGATGCGTATGATGGATTTTTCTTTCAGTTAAATGGAACATCATTACGAATCGTACACAGATACACTCTTGAAGGAAATGCTACAGCAAACCATGTTGTAGAACAAGCAGATTGGAATAAAGATACCCTTGACGGCACTTCCGGTGCTTCTAATCCATCAGGCATGAATTTGGATCTTACCAAATCGAATATCTATTGGGTTGATTATCAGTTTATGTCTGGTGGTCGTACACGATTTGGTGTTTATTATCAGGGACAGCGGCTCGTATGTCATGAAATAATTGGTGAAAATGGTAATGGTATGATTCAAAATACCAACGCTCTTCGCAATCCAAATCGTCCATTATGTTGGGCGCAAGCAACAACTGCTGGTGTTCCTGCAAGTAGTTCAGAATTTTTTGCTCTTGGTGGTTCTGTATATCTTGAGGCTACGGCTGATCCTCTTGTTACTGCCCAACAATATTCAAGAGCGTTTTCCAGTAAAGTTTTTGCGAAACCACAAGAACAAAAGTTCACAAGAACATATCAAAGCGATGGTGATCCTCCCGCAGATGCGGCAGTACAGAGTTCTTATAGTAGTGATACAAGCACACAATATTTGTTTACGATTTCACCAAAACAATTTTATACTGATGCCACAACTGGTCAACAAGGCACTATTGAAAATCACAGTGTGTATCAGCCTCTTAAATTCTACGTTAGTAGTTTTGATGCTACAACTGGCAATCCACGTCCAATTCAAATGAGAGTATTTTCCAAGTGTGTTATGAGAGGTTTGAGATGGAGATCAGGCGGTGTAAGTGCTCCTACGATTGATTATGATCAAAGCGGCGATCACTTAGCACATGGACCAGAGATTGCTAGATTCTGGGTAAACGGAGAAGGTATTATTGAGTTTAGTTCTAGTGAACAGGCATTTCAATACAACACTGTTAGGAATCTTTCTGACCAACCGTTCTCTAGGGCTTTACAACCACTCTCTGAGTTTAAAACTGATGATGACAAATACAGCACAGGTATTAATGCTGTTAAAGTTAAAGTAAAACAACATCCAATTTATGGTTCAAATATCCATTATTTTGAAGATACTCAGCCTGTGGTAATTAGTACAGGAAGTGGTTCTTTTGATTTCACAGGCATCTTTGGTGGCACTGAATCATTAAAATCAAGTGCTCCAGCTGGATATGCTAGTGCTGACTATGTAACACCAGGCAACGAGAGTGGATGGTATTATCTAGCTCTATTAGGGGATACCGAAGCATGGTTATACGAAAGCCTAGCAAATCTTGACGATGATAGAACAGTAAGAATTATAACAGTTGACACAATTGGTACCACAGCCGTTGGTGACACACTAACTGTTACGAGTGGTGCTGCTAGTGGTGCAACAGCAACAATTATCGATACTACAGCAACTACTCTTACTGTCGTTGGCAGAAGTCTTGCGACTGGAGATGCTGCGGCAGCAACGGTATCGTCCCTTGATGTTGGACTTACTAGCGGTAGTTTTGATACAACAACAGGCGGTGCAAGTGTAGGCACAATTAGTTCAGTTGCTCTTTCTACAAGTAGTGATTTAAAAGATTACTGGACAAGTTTACTAGCTGTAAGAAAATCAGACCTCGGATTAAGTGTTACAGAGACATTAACAGACCCTAATCTGTCTTTATATGGTAACGCTCCACCGAGACAGGCTTGGACGTTTATGGCAGGTAATATAACTGATACCACAGCAGATGAAGATGGTGATACAGGTCCAACTCTTAACAATTCTTTAGTTAAAACGACTGTTGTTTGGCGTGAAAGAACTCAGTAATGCCTTCAGTTCATTTTAACTATGGTAACTGGCAATTTTGGAGCGTTTATAATCCACCGCTTCAACTAGGCAATCAAAAGGTAACATTTGATGGGATTAACAAGATTATCTTAGTAAATGAAGGTGTAACAGAATTGGACTTTCGTGTTGATGTTTATTCTGCATGGAAAGAATGGGTTACGGATCCAAATCAATTTAATGCTAGTTATGAAGAGGCTATCAGTTCTGTTGGTGGCGACCCATTGCCTGGTGATAGACAGTTGGGAACTACATACTTCCTCGAAAATGATTGGAGAATGAGAACATGGGAAGGTAATCACGAGTTAACAGTTACAGGAAACGTGTTTACAAGAACTGGTGTTTCGTTATTCGTTCCAACATTAAATCCATGGACGATCACGATTAACTTGAATACTGCTACCCTTGTTGAAACTATTCTTCCATCACTATCACTTGGTGCCGATGATATTGCAGCGGTTGCTGATGCTACTTGGGCAGAAACACTCTCTGGTACATCTGCTGGTGATAGATTGATTGCGCTTGCAACTGCTCTTGCTAATGTTGATCAAGATGTTTGGGATTACATTATTGATAGTGATAAGAGCCAGTCAGCTGGTGATAAACTCAAGAAGATTGCAACAAAAACTCAAGATATCGCTTTTTCGTAAGAATTTAATTTTATAAATAATAGAAATAAATATTGGAGGATATATTATGTCAGATACTGATACAATTAGAGATGCTATTACTAATCTACAGAATGGTGAATCACACTCTTTCAAAGATGCGATTAATTCTGTATTAATGAATAAAGCAATGGATGCTATTGAAGTTCAAAAAATTGGTGCAGGTCAATCTTTTTTTGCCGAACCAGAGATTGAAGTTACTCCAGAAGAAGATTTCGATTTAGAACCAGAGGAAGTAGCCGATGAAGAGGTTTAAAAACTTAGTTGAGTCTGTTGGCTCTCCTGCTAGCGATCAGAAACAAAAGAAAGACGATGAGAAAGAAGTGAAGGGGTATAAACCTCGTTCAAAAGGCGAAGAAGACTTTGCTAATATGCATACAGTAGATAAAGTCAATCATCCTGTTGCAGAACCAGAACAACACACTGGTGACCGTACGGGTTCAAAGAGTGACACTGGCGAAGACCATGATGGTCATGAAAAAGCAGGGCAGAAAGTCGATAAGACATACGCTAAGTTTATGAAGATGGGTGGTTATGGTGGTTCATCTAAACGTGCTGCTGATAAGTCTGATGGCGACACTAAAATGCCAAAGATTAAAGAAGAAGTTGAGTTTGTTGATGAAGCGTTCAAAAAAGGTTCATTAAAACTCAAGTCTGGTGAAACAGTAAAAGTAAATGAGTCAGATGCTCTTGCATTGAATAATGCTTTCGATCAACTAAATCCTTCTAATAAAAAACGAATGGAAACCGAAGCAATGAAAGACAAGCAGTCTTTTGAAGCGATGGTAAAATTTGCTAAGAGTGTTTGAGGGGTAAATCATGACACAAGTAATCACAGTCAATCAAAATAAAGGCAGTAGAGGAACAGGTGTTGTAGTCGTTCGTTCAGATGCAACAGGGTTTCTAAGTTCAAACGGTGTTGTTGGAGTAAGTAGAGCAAACACAGCTGGTGAAACAATCAGTACAATGCATATTGCTGAAGTAGCCTGGAACTGTGCCAATGGTGCTACTTGGACATTATCTCGTGGTAATGGTGTTGGAGCAAATACTGTTTGGGTCACACATGGTCTTAGTGGTTATCACGATTTCCAATCAAACCAAATGCGTCTTGAAGCGCCAAACACATCTGCTTCTGCTAATGTAGTATTTACTCTTGCTGGTGGCGCTGGTAACATCATCATTAAGATGCATAAGAATTCTGGAGAATAATCGATGAAACTTATCACCGAAATGGTAGAATCTGATGTAGAATTTGTCACCGAAGCAAAAGAAGACGGTGGTAAGAATTATTTCATTGAAGGTATTTTCATGCAGGGTAACGTCAAGAACCGTAATGGTCGGATGTATCCTATGGAAACATTAGAAAAAGAAGTCAATCGTTATAATAAAGAATATGTTGAACAGAACCGTGCATATGGTGAGTTAGGTCATCCTCAAGGTCCTACGATTAATCTTGAGCGTGTATCACACATGATTAAAGAATTAAATCGTGATGGTGATAATATTATTGGTAAAGCTAAGATTATGACCGAAACTCCATATGGTAAGATCGTTAAAAATCTTATGGATGAAGGTGCTAGACTTGGTGTATCTTCCCGTGGCATGGGCACACTCAAAAAAGATAAGAAGGGTGTCAATTTAGTTCAATCAGATTTTCAGTTAGCAACTGCTGCCGATATTGTGGCGGATCCATCTGCTCCTAATGCTTTCGTTGAGGGTGTTATGGAAGGTGTGGACTGGATTCAAGATATTAATGGAAATTGGGTTTCTCAGTATATCGAAGAAACTCAAAAAGAGATTCGAAAAGTTTCAAAAGCAGAACTTGAAGAAGCAAAGGTAAATGCTTTTTTGAAGTTTTTGAAACAACTCTAAAAGATTATGATTTTATAAATAATAATAGAAACTGAATGTTTTTTAATAAGGAGAAAAACAGATGTCCGAACAAGACTTAGAAGTAATGGAGGACGTTGATGTCATTGAGACTCCTGAAGATGAGGATCTTTTAGAGTTCAAGGCTTCGATGGGTGATCCTTCTGAAGTTCCAGAGCCTGTTGCAAAATCTGGCAAAGGTGCAGTTACTAAAGGCGCCAAAGCTGGTCACGATGCAGAAGACAGTTCTACAACTGCTGTTAAACGCAAACAATCAAAACCAGCAGAAATGAAAACAAAAGCTGGTATGATCAATGCAATGTATGGCGAGATGGCTAAGATGAAAAAAACTGATCTTCAAGCTATGTACAAAAAGATGCATGGCGAAGAAGTTGAGTTTGATGATGAAGTCATCGAAGAAGATGCCATCGAGTACAAACCACTTGCTAAAATTTCTGTAGAAGACATTGATCTTTCAGAAGATATTACAGCAATGTTCAAGGGTGCCGATCTAACTGAAGAAGCACAAGAAAAGATTCAAACAGTTTTTGAAGCCGCAGTTGTTTCAAAAGTTAACGAAATTGTCGAGAAATTTGCTATCGAAAACGAATCTGATCTAGAAGTTACTTCTGCACAATTAACAGAAGAACTTACAGAAAAGGTTGATGGATATCTCGATTACGTTGTTCAAGAATGGGTCCAAGAAAATAAACTCGCCATCGAAAACGGTGTTAAAGCCGATATGGTTGAGTCCTTCCTCAAAGGTATGAAGGATCTATTCGAAGAGCACTATGTTGACATTCCAGAAGAAAAAGTTGACGTAGTTGAAGAACTAATCGCCAAAGTTGACGAACTTGAAGGTAAACTCAATGAAGAGACTGACAAGAACGTTGAACTACTCGGCAAAGTTAAAGATTTTGAAAAAGAAACTGTCTTCGCAGAAAAAACAGGCGATCTTTCAGATACACAAGTTGAAAAACTTCGTGGTCTCTCTGAAGGCATCGAATTCGTTTCCGAAGAAGACTTTTCAAAGAAAATTGACATGTTAAAGTCGCAATATTTTGATATTGATGAAGAAACCGTTTCGGTTGTTGTCGATGATGAGAAAGATCCTATTTCTCTTGAAGAAGAGGTTGCGGGTCCAACAGGTGCTATGGCAGTATACATGAACGCCATTTCAAAGTCTGCTAAAAAGTAACATTATTATAAATAATATGAAGGCTGATATTTTACAGTAAGGAGAAAACTCAAATGTTTCTATCTGAAGAACTAAACAAGAAGTGGCAGCCAGTCCTTGAGCATCCAGACCTAGAAGGTATTAAGGATCCTCATCGTCGTGCCGTCACAGCAACTCTTCTAGAAAACCAAGAGAAGGCTAGCCGCGAGGCAGCTTTCGGTTCCGGTGGCTATCAGATGCCATCACTACTCGGCGAAGCCGCGCCAACGAACGCAATGGGTGCATCAAGCTCCACTGCTTCTGACGGTAACGTCGATATTTTCGATCCAGTGCTAATCTCACTGGTTCGGCGTTCAATGCCAAACCTCA